ATATCATTCGCGACCTTGTCTAAACTTGGGAGTTCGGAGCTACCACCCGTTTGGGGGGTGACGGCCGCTACACTTGCGGTATATTCAGCCGAGTTAGACTGTAGGCTTTTTATTAACGTTGGAAGCATCATCATGCCAAAACTACCACCCCCGATTGCGGTGATTGCCCCTAAGATAGCAAATATAGTATTCACGATAGGTTTGTATCCAGCCGTAATGGAGGGTGGTAGCATATTTAATAGGCCATATGTGCCGGTGCCGAGAAAGACAAGGGCCGCTGCTAAAAGAGCTCCGGTGACTTTTCCTGCCGCAAACGTTTTTTTACCATTGATAATCATCGGTTTCCCCACAGGCTTGGCGGGATTAAAATGTGTAAATGGAACTTTGTATCCCTCTTCCGCGAATGCCGGACTGAACATTTGGAGAATATCAAATACATACCATGGGTTCAATACCAGAAGATATCCCACCCACCAAAGATTGGGATAATAGACACTTACAAATGTATTTATAAATACGAGAAATGCCTGAGTGGCGGCTTTCATTGCGAAATACATTAACGATCCTGTAGCCCAGAGGTTTAGTCCGCCGTAGCCTAGATAAGAAAAGGGCGGAAATGGGATGCCTCCTGCCAGAATAAAAAGACCAAACCATTCAACGTTAAATGGAATGTATTTGGCCAATCCTGTAGCTGGGGCTATAGGAGGTGTTACCGCTGCTACAATGGGTGCTGCCCCAGGGAGTTTGCTTGTTATGGAACTTGGTAAACTTGGTAAACTTGGCAGACCAGGAATCTTAGGTAAACTCGACAGACCAGGTAACTTGGGTAAACTTGGTAACCCTGGTAAATTTGGCAAAGACAATCCTGGTAAATTTGGCAAAGACAATCCTGGTAAAGATAATCCGCCTACTTGATCGGCAGTGTTATCCATCGCTATTCAGGCTTCCGAGCTAAATCTTGAAAAGTAGACCCGCGAATCCATTGACTACGCGCAGGACATTGTGATTTGTTGCATAGACAACAATACTGCATTTACCACGAAGAGGAACATATGCAGGATTTATTTGCGTCCTTGATGGGTCAATAGACGCACTACCTTCGGGGACTCGGTTGCCCGTACTATCAAAAAATAATTGTGTTGGTTCATAAGTGTCGGGGCGGAGATTCACGTTTAGATTCATATTGTCTATGCGACTTGCATTCAAGGATCCGCTGGGCTGCATTTCTTCCGGCCGGAGTGCAAAGCTATAGAGATAGATATATTGCTTCACATCCGTGGTGGTGTGATATTGGAATGGTTGGACGAGGCGAAAGTATCCTGCGTCGCGTGTATCAAACCGGTCAAATCCATCTATTTGTAAGACGGCGTCTTGTAGCATATCTCGTGAAATTCCTGCTTCATGTAGTGATGTGGATCCCCAATTAAACCATTCATGTGTTGTTTCCATGACATCCCGACGAAGTACCCAGAAAATTTCCCGAAGTGGGTGATTAAATTCCATACGCACCGTCTGTGTATTCACTTTATCGGGAATAGACGTTTTCGGAGTATACTGAATCTGTTCAATCAGATATTCATGTGTATTTGCCACAAATCTACGACGCTCTTCGGTATCAAGGAATATATAATCGCCCCACAAACGGAATTCGGGTATCTTTGCGGGAACTGGTTGAACTGTAGCGCATGTAGCTGTCATATTTGAATTATCAATCATGCTGGCAAGATCCCGGAGTTTCACATTCAGACGGACGGTATGATATTGCATTGCGAGAAGAGGTAAATATAGTCCAGGATTCTTGTTAAACCAGAATTGGAGAGGAACATAGAGTTTCTGAGCACCGTATTTATAGGTTCCCACGGAACAGGCGCCCGAGGGTACTGCTGCGCTCGGAATGTTTAAACCGTCCACGCGCCCAATCATATTGTTCAGAGCGTCACGCTGGCTTGCAGTCGTTGTCAGGCTTGACCAGATTTGCATCCACTCTCCGGTCTGTTTATCAATCTCCTGCTCCCCTATTTCCAAAGTAATTTCCTCAATAAGGGCATATCCAGCCGTATTTACATACGCCCCAGCTGAACCATCTGTCATGGTTATATAAGGTAGAACTATTTCCAATGTCATGGGGCCAATAAGATCTCCACGACGCGCAACAACCGCCGTAATACGTTTTCCGAAATCTGGATCGCCATCAAAATAAATCTGCTGGGACTCTATCGCAAAATTCGTATAACGACGATAGACCATTTTGAACCATGTAATTTGGGGATTTCCGGTTAAAAAAACATCTTGTTTTCCCATTGCAACGAGTTGTAATAAACCACCACCCCCTGGCATTCTAGTGTGATGTGCGACTTATTCAGGAGATGGTATTCTTATCTTGATGTAGAACCCGCGATGAGTCGGACAAATGATTTAGAGATTCAACTTCAGGGTCTGCTATATTCCATCAATTCAAATACCAACACACCCTATCCAGCAAATTCATTTCAAGTTGCCGATGGTCAAGGGGTACGTGTATGGCAGGATGTATTTCAAACAATCAGTAGCCAGTCTGCCATGGACGGCAGTAAGATTGGCTATTTACCATCCACATTTCTACAGATTTATGGGGCGGCATCTTCCATATCAACGATAGTAGCTACCAGTTATTCCACTCTTTCTACACAGATTGGTCTGGGAGGCATACCGGGTAGTATTACAGGCTTCCAACTTCAAAGCACTGTGAGTTGGATCCAGGGGCCTGCTCAATATATTAGCACTGCCGATCTTACAAGTTCCATGACACCGTTTTTGAATGGTTCTCTATCCTTCATGTCAAACATACAGAGCACTGTCGTCGGCCTCGGATCCTCCCGATACATTAGCTCTCCGACTCTACTAAGTTCTTGCGTGGGCTTGAACACCCAAACCCGCTCTACGGTAGTGGGTCTCGGGACATATGGATATATCAGCAGTCTCTCTTTACAAAGCACTGTCCAAAACTTGGGACTAGCATCCTATGTAAGTTCTCTGTCACTTGCGAGTACTATGGCCGGGATTCTATATCCTCCCACAACATCTGGGGGGAATCTCGGCGTTGTTGTAACAGGGACATCAGATCCTCCGTATATTAACTTTAACAGTCTCAATCAACAATATCTTTTGAGCACGAAATATTTTAGTGAGAGTAATGCATCCTTTTACGGTGTCGTATATGGCTCCAATCTTCCCAGCACTACATGTGGCCTTATTTCTTCACTCGGCACCTATGGATATGTTAGCACACAGACACTTCTCAGCACCAGCCAAGGAATACAGGCAGCAAAGCAGAACATTTATATTGACCGAGCGGGGGCTATGAGTATTTACGGATCAGATGTCTATATATCCTCGGTGGAAGCTATTACATTTCTCAGTAGCTTTGTGAATTCTACCATTACATACAAGGGTGAGAATGGCGCTCTGACGGGACTTACTACAGGCAATTCAAATCTGTCTTTTTCTACTATGAATCTTCAATTGGACAGATTCTCCAGCATTATTACTTCCGCGAGCCGGATCACGCTAGAAGCCTACCCCACATTTCAATTTGATACTATTACGAATGCTTCTGTGACATCCAAGGCATTTCCCATGGATACATATGTTCAATACGGGACTTCCTATCTCAGTAGCTGTTTTCAGACTATGGTCGCGGGTGTACATTCTGTAAATGGATATTCCAACTTTTACCAGCAGCCCTTTAAGATTTCTATACCTGGTTCGCAGATAGTGGGCGCCTACCAAAATCCCTATGTTCTTACACATATGCTACAAGGGTCTATTTCATATCTGACGAATGTAGGATTTCGTTCCCCCAATATGAATGTATTTTACGCATCTACCAATTCGTATTTCCTGACAATTCAGAATCTGTCATTCTAAAACAGAGGTAGATGGCAGCTAGTATAAAAACCATTGACACGGATATCATTACACTCCGACAGATTTATGCTCGTTCTCCAACAAATGGCTATATTCCAGCATCCTATGTTCTTATATCCAACGGAGGTGGGAATGCCTATTGGAATTCTGTTAGCTCTATCACGCCCCCGTATTTTGACACATTCATCGATCCACAGGGTTCCACTTTAACAGCATCCACCGTGGGTCATGCCGCAAGATTTAGCACGATAGGGCTACAGGGGTTATTTCGCGCATATGTAGATGATCAAACGAGCACATTTACGTTTAGCAATGCGGCGCCAAATCTCCTGGTTGCTCAAAACACTGTGCCATTTGTATCGCGTCTTGCGGCAGAAACCGTGCCAAATGCCGAAAATATTACAATGTCCACGACGCAATCTACGCTGAAATTCATTGGCGTGGGAGATCTTCAGCTTTCTACCATCACGGACCTTCGGACGGTTTTCTTTTCCATTAGTTCTTTTAGTGCGACGGGGTATGCGGATCTTTCTGCGGTAGCACGTGCTTGGCCTGGCTATTCCTATAGCACTCTATCCACCAATGCCGGCTATGCGAGTTTTATAAGCAGCATTCCATTCTCCACCTTTTACAATATTGACGAATACAATGGATATGGGTGGGATTGGAGCCCGAATACCGGCAAGAATCTGCCAATGTCTACCATAGAGCCGTATCCCAACTTTTATTCCACTGGCGATGTATATTTCAGCACAGTGAGCTTTACGGTCGCCCCGTTTCTTCGCTACATTCATCCGAATTCTACCACGCGCATGTTTTTGGAGGTGAATCCGAATTATTTGTTTCAGCGCATGTATCTTGGCACGAGCACACCCTATAATCTCGTGAAGGAGTTTTCAACCTTTGTGCAGTATCAGTCCCCTAGAGGTGTCCAAATTCTGGAAAAGGCATCCCAGGGTGCGTATATGCTTTCGCAGAATTCAAATGCATACAGTTCCAATTATTTCAACTCGCAAATAAAGCTTGAACTAGACCCGGCTGTCCTATCGAGCAATGCCCTTATGGATGGCGCATATGGTGCGTATTATACATTGTATCATAGGATTCCAGGGGCTATGGCGAATTTAGTGCCCGATGACTATTGCGCCTACTTTATCGGCCCGAGGAGTGGTTTCAGTAATGGATATTTAGTGACTATGGATAATTATACGCCTATGAATAATGCGGTATTTCTTCATGTCTATAACCAAGATGGGAATGCTCCTCCCATGACTGGCCCTTAAATCCATTTATTATCTGATACATGTATATACAATGGCAGTAGAGCGTGGATTGGTTATGGTTTTTCACGCAGTTATTATCGGGTTTCTCTTATATTTGTTTATGGTATACGGTTTAGGGCAGCGTTCCGTGGTTGCAGAAGACAGGAGCATTGTAGTATCGGCAGTCGTGTTAATTTATATGGTTCTTTTTGGTCATGGATATCCTGGAAGTATCAACAGGCATTTTGTTTAAATTCATTTCTTTCGTAGTAGGTAGAATGGATACGTTCACCAAGTTGTTCTGGCTTTGTTCATTGGTTTTTATCGGGTTGTCGGCCTATTTACTCTGCTGTACCAAGAAGAGTAATATATTTTATCTTCAGATTGCCGCTGGGTGTGGTATGTTTATAACGAGTAAGATTGGGCGCAGGTTTTTAGGGTTGGAGTAACTTTGCGGTGAAACCCTCTCGTTTGGCCATCTCGGCCGCCCATGGTTCCAGCTTTCCCTGCACAATTGCTGTGGGACGATAGGGCCATGGCGACAAATACACGGCATTGGACCATGACCCGGCCCGTCTCCAGCCTACATGTAATCCCTTTGATACTTCTCGAAAGAATCGCTGACCTTCAGTATTCTCTGCGAAGTTTGCCCGAATTTCCATATGTAGGCGTGTCTGGGGCGGCGTTGTAGCTCGTGGCCACTCAATCTCTAATTTGTTACAGAGTGCTGTATACCAATGACAGCAATCCGCTGTTTTCCAAAGTGTAGCTTGAAATGTGAAGGAATACGTATCGGATTCTAGAATGTGCGCCCACTGGGGTGCGTTTTCAAGTGCCAAACCACCCGGACCCGGGCATGGCATCAGCCTCACACTCGTCGCATGTTTTAGAAGCGAAAGGCCTGTCTCTAGGGCGGTAGAATCGGGCGTGCGATCCAGTAGAAAGTCTTCCTGGACTGGTAGCACATATTCATATCGGCGTTTGAGAACTTCCAATGCGGCGCGACGAGAATCTAAGAATCCCGCGTCGGCCTTGGCTAGAGGAATTAGCTCTACACCCATGGCGGCGACTTCTTTACAGGTGGGATGATTCGGTTCCTCGGTTGCCAAGAAAAGGGGCATTTTCAGCCCAGGCGCGTAACGTTTTAGAAGAGTAAAATGGAGTGGTAAAAGATAATAATATTTGGGTGTTGAATTGACTAAATAAGCACAGCGTTCCATCTAAATACTGCTATTTCAGGACGTTTATATGGCCTAAGGTATAGGGCCCTAATTCTTTGTAGAGATGCTGGCGAGAAATCCCAAAACGGGAAAAGATTTACGTATTATAAATCTGGACACGTCCGTGTGGCGTGATCAGAAAACCCTTGTGTGGTTTGACGCGGTGCCGAGTGAAACAGCTCGTTGGAATCGGTGGGATCTGGGAGTCACGGATACGACTGTAGCAGATGCGCTGTGCAAGGCGGGGCTCGTTCCAGATATTGTTGTATGTCTAAATAATACAGAGGTAGTAAAAGAGTGGTTGGAATCGGGAAAGGGGTCCAATGCGCGCATTGTTATACTTACGCGAGCTCTTGTGACTCTTATGGGAATGGACAAGCTTTTAGAATTACAAATGACGAACATTTTGTGTCTAGATGAAATACATGACTTGTATCCTTTTACAGGGGCCGCATGGGATGGCACGAAGGAGGATGCAAAGGCGCTCGTTGCCTTGTCCGTTCATGTTGGTAGAACATTTCCCGTTGTAGCTTCGGAGGAGCGGACACACTTTTGCGCGGATAGGGGGCTTTTATTACATTCCACGGTAGAGAAGCCGCAGGAGCTGTGGCTAGTTACACAATACTACGAGCCTGTAAAGAATAAGAGAAAACAGGAGATTGATGCGTGTTTGAAGAAAAACACAGAATGTTCCTTTGTGGATCGTATCGTTTTATTGAATGAGAAAGCTATGGGACAGCCTTTGGATGGGAAAATACGGGAGCAAGTGATTGGGAAGCGTCTCACGTATGCCGACGTCATTCGTTGGATCTATGAAGAGGCACCTGAAGATGTTCTTATTGCTTTTGCGAACGCGGACATTTTTTTGGACGACAAGAGTTGGCGAATGTTATGGTCCACGGATATGACGACAAAGCCAAAATTCCTCGCTCTTCTTCGATGGGATGTGGCGGGAATTACTTCTGCGGATATAGAAGCTGCGAAATTGTTTGGACCTCGCGCTGATTCGCAGGATACGTGGGTTGTTTCTGCAAAAGTAGTAAAGTCGTTGAAATGGGATTGGAGCGCGCTCAACTTTCCTTTTGGTCAAGGTGGATGTGATAATGCGATTACGTTGGAAATGTTCAAACAGCGCTTTCTGGTGGCGAACCCTGCGCTCACTCTGCGCACATATCACTATCACGCGAGCGATGTGCGCACCTATGATCCTCGGAATATTGTGGATAAGCCGAGCTATCTATATATTCAGCCAACGGGTCTCCATGATATGCGTCCCATTATGGACTGGGGAAAGCCGACTGAAGAATGGAAACGGTCACCCTTTCCGAGACCCATAAAGGGCCCTCTAAGTGTGGCGCAGGCCAGGACATATTGTTCCATGGTGAAGAGATCTACTGAAGATAAACTTGTATTGGAAGCTGCGGAGTTGAATATGTGTACCCCACCCCCTATACCCATCTACGAGATGAAGGATGTCTTTGAGACACGCGAAGGTCTGGTATACACATATGACTCTATTTTAGTGGGAAAGACGAAATCCTCTATACAAGCATGGTCCGACTCGCAATTAAGTTCTATGACCGCATCTTTGTCGGTAGATGAGGCGCTTATTGCCCCGCTGCCGAACGATGTTGCCACAGACGCAGGGAAATTTATTCTCGCATACATGTCCAAGATTTTTCTGATGCGTGAGAGAATGCCTGGAGGAGAATTCTGGTGTGCTAAGAATCGCGCGTGTATGGAGGCAATTAAAATGTTTAGATGGCCCAATAAGGAAATTCCTGTGCTATCGCGAGACGAGAATCAACAGATTTGGTGTAAAAAGGCTCTCGTATGGCCCTATGAAGATAAGTTGCCTGATCTTGTCTCGAAGGAGGAGATTGAGGCTCTGAGGAAGAATTTGGGGCTTGGTGGGTGGCAGGCGGCGGTAGCGTCTAAAAGGCTTGTTCTACTTGTGGATGATACATGGATTAGGGAGGAGCTGGATGAGTATTTTGAGGAAAAGTTGAGTGAGTTTGGTATTTCTACAAGGGTGTTGTGGCCTGGTAGAACGTCTCTTGATATTTGTTTAGAAGCCCTTCAAGGGGCGTGGGGTGTGGTAATGTCTTCTCGCGCCATGGCGTCTTGGATGTGGGTTCTCCCTCTGGGGGCCCATGTCTGGGAAATACAATCAGAGATGGAGCCGAATGCGTCGCTCTTACATATTTGTGCCGCGGCAGGTCTCCAATATCGCCTACAGATTGTTGCAAAGGGTGTCCCGCATAAGAATGAAAAAGAGACAGTTCTTTCGAAATTGGCGGATGATATGCGACAGGCGGTGGCACCTGTCTTAGAGAAAAAGGATCAGATTCTAATTCTTCCTGCAAGGCGCCAGGGCTTTTATGATCACGCGGGGGATTCTTTTCGAGAAATGGCAAAGCTATGGGGGGAGCGCGGATATGTGACAGTCGTAGAGAAGTATGTAGAACAAGTATGGCTTGGAGGAGTGGGTGAAACTCTGTTATACGATCGCCCTACATTGGAATGGTTGAATCGCAGCTCAGATCCGCCTTATAAGATCGCCCTATTTGGAAATCCTGCTCCACCCAGCGGTGGGAGAGCCTGGAGTTTCTGGCCGCGTAGGCCGACTCTCGTGGAAGAAATCGTATCGCGCGGCCTCCCTACAAGATCCTATGAGGTGCGCGACAAGAATCTGGTATTTTATGGACGCTCTGAGAATGCGATACAGCATAAGAGGCGCACGGAGTGTAATTGGGAAGAGGCGTGCGATGATTTTTATCACAATACGACGAACGCAGATACTTATTTATATACGCAAGAAGAATATCTGGAACGTTTAACATTCGCAAAATATGGTCTCTGTCTCGCGGGATATGGCACAAAATGCCACCGAGAGATTGAGTGTATGGCCATGGGATGTGTCCCCGTGGTAGCACCTGAAGTAGATATGAGCTCCTATGCCGATCCGCCCGTGGAAGGGCTTCATTATTTCCGCGTGAAGACGCCAGAGGAAGCTAAATTGGTTATACAAGTTACAGCAGAGCGGTGGACTGTCATGTCAGCGGCCTGTAGAGATTGGTGGGCACGCAACGCATCTGTAGAAGGGATGTGGTCCTTGACATCGCGCCTAGTCTAATATCTCCAGCGGGTGGATTTGATGGGGGCAGGAATTGGTTTAAGAGGGGCTAAAGGTTCTGGCTTTTTCCACACGATACGATTCATATGAGCCGGTATAGGTCGGATAGGAAGTGGGGGATTACGGTATTGCCCGATAGAAATCCAGCTCATTTCTGTATTTATAAGTAAGAAAATTCTTAAACCCCGGTAGAAATGTCAAACCGCGACTTTAGCCATGTAACTCGTGTCCAGCACAAGGCTGCGCAGACAATGTTTGCTGGAAAAGTTGTTACGTCAATGGTACAGGCGAATAATTCGGCTTACATGACAAAAGGGGGTTCTCTTGATGCGAGTATTGGTGCAGCTACTCTACAAGGTCAAGCGGCAGCTGGGGAAATCGTCGCTCCTTATATAGAAAATCCCAAGGCCCCTTCTATCCGTGCAGGCACCAACCCAACCTATAATATTAACGCTGCGATAGCCGCTTCCCAGGAGAGCTAAGATGCATCCGCATCTGAATCCGGATAATCTACGACAGCCCCATCTTTCAGGCGCCCCACATATTTACATTTCATATCATAGAGTTTGTCCTTCTTGGAATCCAGGTAGAACAGACGCCCATCCACTTCCTGTTTTCGCACAGAAATGTGAATAACTTCATGATCGGATATATTTATTGCCCCCACTACTTGTGTCATGGGTATTGGGACTTGTTGTAGCGATGCCTTTTTCACTGCCGGTTTCCTTTTCATGGGCGCCTTTTGTTCGGGCTGAATGACAGGGAGTTCTTCCAATAGCTTCTCGGCCGACACTGGCTTCTTTGTAGCTTTCGGCTTGAGTGGCTCTGTTGCAGCGGATACTGGCTTCTTTGTAGCCTTCACCTTGGAGGGTAGGGGTTCAGGAGGCACCGTCGTCACGTCCTCATACGCCTTCTTAGCAGCCCCTTTCACCTTTGCCATTGTTTCTTCACTGAGTGTGTATCCTTCTTCTATCTTTAGACGGAACCACGCGCTGTCATAGAGCCGCGACCAATACGGAATAGGATCTGTCACCCGACCCATTAAATAGGAAGGAAGCGGCCCTCCAATTGTAATTCCTTTCATTCCGCAAAGCTTTTCTTTCGTTTTTGCCTCTTTTGCTGAGCATGTGTCGCACAAATCTCCAGAACGTGTGACAATTTCACAGCGCAATGGAATGTGGAAGAACCCCCCCTCTTCAAAGGAAAGCATATGAACACCTTTCGGTCCATCTTTTACGAGACGGCCCAGACATTGTGTCATTCTGTTGCGTGGTAATACGATATCACGCAGCCAGGATGATAAATTTTACGAGGCAAATCATCCAAGGTGAATGTATCGCACAAAGAATGGATGAATTATACACTATTCACGCATACAATCACCATCTGAATCACCAGGCCTCCTATTCTCTTACTGTATTGGGCCTCACTCTGTTACTCGTAAGTGCTGTAGTATTCGCATATTCTCCCGCGAATGGGGATTTCATACTCTGGTTTCAATGTTCTGCTCTATGTTTCATCTTATCCGCTGTCACATACATAGTTCTGATGTATAACCCTCATCATGATGTATAGACTTGTAAGGTTCGTGCGGAGGGATCTGTAGCTCCAGGTGACCAGCGTGGCATCCAGAAATAGGGAACATTTACCGATGCACTAGCAGCTCCATACAAATCCGTATAGAGTTTCTTATAATAATACTTTTCGGGCGTATCGGCTCTTCCCACCCATTCATCCCCGACAATAGCTGCCGACATCTCTTGTGTGATTTCATACCAGGATTTTTCCGTCCCACTAACCCCGTCGGAAAAGGCCTCTTTTTTACGCCAAAGAACCTCGGATGGAAGTATATTCATAGATTCAAATGCCCGACGCAGTATCCACTTTTCAGGAAATACACCAGGTCGTCGTCTGTCGCTAGAAATACTTCGGGCCACTGCCACGAATTGTTTATCCAAAAAGGGAGTGCGAGGTTCTAGACCGTGCGAGGAAATACAGCGATCGGAGCGGAGAACATCAAACATGTGAATATCGGTGAGAAGGCGTGTGACTTCCGCTTCAAAGGCATGATTGGAGGGGGCGTTCTTAAAATACAAGTAAGATCCCCAGACTTCATCGGAACCGTCTCCGTTCAAGACAATCTTACAGGGCGAATGTTCCCGAATATATTTGGCCACTAGCCAGTTTCCTACAGAGGCGCGGACCGTTGTAGTATCAAACGATTCAATGTCGCGGATAACCTCTGGAATAGCTGCAAAGAACTCTTCGGGGGTTTTCACAATTTCCGTATGAATCGAGCCGATGTAGGTGGCTACCTTTCGGGCATACGAAAGATCCGTGCTACCGGCCATTCCAATGCTAAACGTGTGTATCGGCCCTTTTCCCGCCGCCTGCCATTCCGCCGCGGCCACAGCCGCTACGAGACTACTGTCCAATCCGCCACTCAATGTCACGGCCAGTTCCTCCCGATCTGTCATGAGGCGTTTCTTCACGGCGCTTCGGAAGCTTTCCCGAATAGTCCGCAGCGCGTCCTCATCATTCTTCAAGGCCGGGTTTGTCATCCACGGGATTTCATGATATGCTTCATATAGGCGGTCGCATCCTTTGCCAAGTATTTGATAATGGCCCGGTAGAAAGGCTTCAGGAACTCCCAACGCTGTCAGTGATTTCATCTCCGATCCAAAATACTGGCGACCACCCTTTTTGTACATGTACAAGGGGCGCACTCCATATGGATCACGTCCGACAACAACTCTTCCTCTTACAGTATCGACAAGAACAAGTGCAAATACGCCGTCAAGGGCGCGGAAAAACTCTCGCAGGGGTATGTCCAGTTCGCAAAATCGCGAATATAATGCCCCGAGAATCTCACAATCTGAGCCGGATTGTGTCGTAATATTATATTCACGTGCCAGCTCTTTCCAGTTATAAATTTCCCCATTGCATATCCAGGCAACCCCATCCTTTTCCATGGGCTGCATACCCGCGTCGGTGAGGCCATTTATCGCGAGCCGTGTAAATCCAAGAGTTACATCCCCCACCCGTAGAGTGCGTGTTCCTTCAGGCCCCCGTGCCTCCAATGTCGCCAGGCATTTTTGTAAGACATTCTCTTCTACGGCTCCCACGCAACACCAAATACCGCACATCCTTATAAAGAATCTATGGTATCTGTTTAGATGGATTCAAGTGATATTCTCCGTAGGAAACAATCCCAGACGATTTATACATATTATAGGATAAATACACTTTCGACCCAAGCGGCGTGTAATTATAGCACGTGTAGCTCTATAACGGGATGCGTAGTGAAGTATCCCTCCTATGAAGAAAGACAACAAGTCACAGTTGGCTCACAAATATGTAACTCGTGTTCTGCGACGGGTTGCGGGTGTAAATAAACGTCTACGCCGTTTTGTTTTACGGTTTCGTTTGCGCCGTTTTCCTCCTTTGAGTAGAGGCTGTTTCTGAGTATGCCAATATGTATTTCCAGTAGGGTGTAGTAAAGAGTGTTCACTTAGATTTTTAAAACTTAAATGTCCATTATAATCAACGCCATATATACGATAGGATATACCATTTTTATTGTATGTCTTATCTATCGCGTGATCTATTTCAGGGGGGTCTTCTTGATAAAGTTCCCTATGAACTGCCTTAATGGCATCTGCAAAGACAATAGGCCCAGTCATATTAAGAATATTATTCGGATGCCTATTGTTTTTTATATTATCAACAATCATGTCAATTGTCTTTTTTAGAATGGGATGCCCCTTTTTAAAGATGAGAGCCCATTGAACATATGCGATAGGCACTCCTGGTCTCATTTCATATGTTATAACAGCTTCATCTTCATCGCGTATAAGTGTATCCAGTGGTTTTTCAATATTGGAATCAATGTCTACATATACCCCACCGTATCTGTATAAAACGAGATATCTCCAGAAATCAGCCTTTGCTACAATAATGTTGAGGCGATTGTATGCCTCGGCAATATCTCCAGGATATGTTTCATTTACAAAACGGTCTATATCTGCGTCTAGGTAGAGTTTATACGTATATGTGGAATTTTCCTTTTTAAATTTGTCGATTCGGGTCTGTATAGTAGGATCAAGCTTGTCTGTATGCCATGTTTGAAATATATTTTTCTCGATCATTTATTTATGAGATAGATAATCTTATGTAAAGAAGCTCAGACCCTGGTTTTTCCTAAACCCATACCGCCGGAACCCATTTGTATCTTCCCCAAGGGCATGTGACAGCTATTCGTCTTATTTATAGATATAAGACGCAAAAAGAAGATCCCAGTAGGTTCGGAGCAACATTGGATGAAAGGGGCTTGGGGATTCCGGTAGCTGAATGTTTTCCAACTCGGATGGACCCTCGATAGGCAACAGGGGGAGAGAAGGATACTCTTTTAAAAGGCATTGTGTGTGTGCGTTATCGTGAACGATTGCCCACGCACCCATATAGAGACTTTCCCAGCACCGATGTGTGTCATACCCATTTCCAGGAGGACACACCACAGCACTAGCAGATTCCAGGACTTCTGTATAATCTTCTTTTGGAAGTCGCGCGAAGATCATCATATCTCTGCGACTCGAGAGTTTTGCCTTTTCATACCATATAGGCCTCATTCGATTCGTTAGAGAACACCACGGATAGACAATTCCCCATTCGCGTTCGGCTTTGCGAGATGTTTTTACAGGTGGGTCATACTCAGGTGTTCCCTCTCGCCACACTCTATTTTGTTCTCCAATAGGAAGGCTTCGAATGCGAGTATGTGTTACAGTGTTATTCAAGACCCACGCGTATACGTTCGGATTTGCATCCAGAAACGGGATGAGCAGCGAATAGTTTATCTGATTATCTCCATTATGATATATAAGTAATCGAAGAGAGGGCCATTCGCGATTCACAAATGCTTCTAAGAAGATATCTCCTGGATAAAGAAAGATGGATTGTGCATTCTTGCATTCCTCTGGCCATTCAGTATCTAATAAGAGTTGTTGACGAGCAACTGTATTCATGATAGGAGCATGAAAGGGTGTTTTGAGAACATCCGATAGAATCGTATAGTCACAGAGACTTTGTAAATATTCGCCCGTGACAGGAAGAAGTTCTTCAGGAATCGCCAGCTGTCCAATATCATAGGTGCCTTCGGCAGGTTCCAGGTCGGGCCCGTGATAGAACGTCGGTTTGAACTCTTCAAAAAGCAGTAAGTAGGCGCGTTCGGCATCGGTCGTAGGAGCTTCCGTTGCTAGGATAACTTCTGTAGGTCTGGAGGCACGAAGTTGGGCTAGGACAGGAACTGGATCGGTTGCGTAGGATCCTAGGCGGAGTCGGACACGAACCATTTGTCTTTCTAAAGAAGTCTCTACTGGAAACTTAAACGCGACAGTCTAGACCCTATAGATGGATAAGTGTAAGGCGGATCGCCTCAAGGAGACGATTCGGCTTCTCAAAGAATTGGAGCGTGTGGGAATTACCAAGTATCATGTGGGATATAATGAAATAAAGGCTCTGATGACAAAATGGGTTCAAGACGGGGAAAAGGCGGCTGCGGAGATTGAACTACCGAGACAGGGTCGTGTGGCGGATGTTTCATTGCCGAAACGGGCCGACAGGGCAGCTTCTATAAATCTGCGTGTGGTGAAACATGAGGATGACCCATAAGCTATTCTAAAAGTTCCATATTGGATTTATCACGCAAGAAACGAATAGAAGCCGATTCCACCAAAAGGCCCCCATTTGCATAAATACCGTAATTCATGCCCGTATCGGCATTTTCTAAAGCGAGATGCCACACCTTATACTCTCCCTTTGATTCCCATGGTTCTGCCTTTTCATCCAGCCAAGCCATTAATCTATATTTTTTATCTGTCACAAAAATCTTCCCAAGATGTTTCTCAGTGGCATCGCGTTCTACATCCGATAGTTCATTTACAAGAATGGAATGAGCTCCTGTTATATACAAGTCATCCTTAAGAGAGGGATACTTCTCTTTTTTACATACGTATATCGCGTGTTCTGTCCTATCGGACGTTCCTGGGTTGGAAAAGCTAGAGTTACCAATTAATTCTACCTTTTTGTAACCATTTCGAGATGTCTTTACAAGAGTTCCTTTACGAATATCCTGAATGGGAACATATGCTTCTTTTCCATCTACAGAACAACAAACGGTAGAACCTTCTAGAAAACAGGGAATGGATGGATAAAGATAATAAACACCACCTGCGAGTAACACGTCATTTGATTTATATACAATATTCTGGGGAGAAGGTCCTGTGCTATTGGGTGCTATTCTCCATGAAGTAATTCCATTTATGCCATAAGGTGCTACGAAATACCCCGCTGGATTCCCAATAAGATTTGTGTCTGCCAATGCATCCGCCTGGGTCGGATAATATGCGATAGGATACGCGTTGTTCGGCATTTTATATTTATTATGAAGAATTTAACCCCGGGAGAAATTAGATGTAGGTATAAAAAAGTTTCCGGATTACAGACGCGCGGAACCAATTGGAAACCCTTTCTCACTGACAGGTCCAATGAGAAGTCGCGGTATGCCATTTGTACCTTGTGTCCCATGAGAAAGTCCTTTGGGAAACATATATCTTTCACCCGCTCCGATTGGATACGAAATTCCATCTACCACAAAAGAACCAGGGGAGTCTGTTAAATAGACCAAATATATATTTTCAAATTCAAGGCGACCTACATCTACATGTTCAGTCATATCACCTTTAATCCATCTCATTGGAATATAGGTCGTATTTACGATATCTAAATCAAAATTTTCCAATATAGTTTCCTTTACAGAGACTGGAAGTTCCATGACAAAATAGACCTGATCCGAATTACTGAGTTTCTCCCTTGCATCCACTACCACGGGGTCTGACAAAATAGAATCTAGGATCTCCTGTGACAAAACAACACTGGAATGATTCATTCTATTCGTATAAGTATTATAATTCCGGGACGAAACCGAAGACGTATAAAGCTTTCCAGATTAAAATAGAAAGAATGGAAGTCGTATATGTGCGAAAGTGTATCAGCTGTTTCAATAAGGTCCGTATTGTTGTTACCTTGCCAAATACTCTTTCAGAAGCTCCTTGCCCTCACTGTAGGGCTACGGTTCGTATCTGGCCGTAAGATTTGAACCCTTAAAGCACTTATCCGAACTCTCTACAGAATGGCTTCGACTCGCGCAGGTCTCACAGCCGAAGGAGCTCTGTATGAGGCCGTCGCCCGTGGGAATAAAGACACTTATTTCTTTCAAGACGACCCGGATAAGACACTGAATCCGTTTGAAAATCGGTATGATAGGATTCCTCCTTGTATTCATGAACTCCGAAGAATTCCTCCGCTGAATGGCGCCGAATTTGGGCGCAGTTGTGAGTTTGAATTTGAGATTGCGGGGGATCTTTTTGTGAAACCCACAGTGCTGATAGATCTTCCCAGCTGGCTTCCTCCTGTAGAAGCCGAAGCCAATATCACCCAGCCTGTGACGGATTCCTCAGGGAATACCTACGGCTACACGAATGGGATCGCATACTTTCTTTTCAAGAAGATCCAAATATATCAAGATAAGCTCCTCTTACAAGAATACAGTGGCGATGCCCTATTTGCCTCACGTGCCTCGCGTGGAACATTGAATTCAGCCTATTTGGAGAATAAACTTGCGGGGTGGCACGATGGCTCCGTGGCGAGTATTGCCTATAACGCAACTCCTGGGCGTCTTCGGCTAGAGCTCCCGTTTTTAGGAGGTCGCAACGGATTTCCCAGCATTGCTATGCGCCGACAACCGTTCAAGTTGCGTCTTGAGCTGCGCCCACTTGAAGAGATTGTAGAGACATCTAATACAAGTGCCACAAAGGCCCCGACACCTTGGGGTTCTACGATGCAGCTCGGAGTGCAAACCTTCCAGACATTGCTCCGAACAGCCATCGCCCCCCCTACTCTCCAATTGGAAACACGGCATATGTATACGGATGGAGAGACACAGGTGGCACTTCGCGTGGAACCAATCGAAATCCCCTATACTCACCTATATGAGAATACATATACCTTCAGTCCAGCCGACTATGCCCCGCTTGTAAAAGGGGTTCCATCGTTGGTCACACGGCGCCTAGACGCCCAACACCCTGCGAGTCGCATCGTCTGGTTTTTACGCACGCAGAATGATTTAAGAGTAGGGAAACGCTGGCGGTTTTCGCCATCCGCCGACACGGAATATTACCTCGGTCAATCTCTTGTTATAGCTGGGCGTGATCGCGAAACGTTTTTTAATTCCTTTATATGGAATTCGCTCACACATCACGCAAAAGAGGATAGGGATTGTGGTGCGGGTATTGGTGAAATGTCGTGGAATCTGGGAGATATTCGTGGGCGTCTAGCGTCTTCCGAGCGTCAGCCAGAGGGTTCTGTGAATTTCACAACGGCCGATAGGCCCACACTTTATACAAGCTTGGCCCCTGCCCCGAATGATACCTTGCTGGGTTCTCCAAGCACAGAGATGACGGCCATTGTAGATACATGGAGCCTTTACCGAATAGAACACGACCGTGGGTTCCTGAAATATGGGAACTAAG